GACCGTGTTCGCTCTTATATTGATGACCTTGATACTGATGTAAATCAAATTTAAAATGAACAAAGAACAATCCGTATACAACAAACTCCAAAAGTTCTCCGCTAAAGAGGTTGAACTTTCCGCACAAGAGCCGATGAAGGTGGAGTTAAATGCCTTGAGTGACATTAAGGGTTATCAATCAACAATTCAGTCAGCATCTGATAAAGCGAGTAATCAACTAAATGCTGCTATTGATGCTCTATCTTCTGCCCAAAAGATTGCCGTAAAGGCAGTTGCTGATGCTCGTAAGGCTCAAGCAATGGCTAAAGAATTAGGAGTTGATGAAGGTCAATTCAACGGTTGGGAGAAGCAGTTTGTTTCATCTCGTGATGCTTTTGAATCTGCTATTTCAGCAATTCAGCGTATTCAAAACAATATCTAATAAAATCACATTAGATGCAAGAGGCCACCTTCGGGTGGCTTTCTTTTTGGAATAAACTTTCGCTTTTTGGTTATTTAGGTACGATGCACATATTACAAGTATCTGACTCCTCTCAATCTATTGTGATTGTCCCCCGCTCTTTTCCAAGTAGCGTGACTTTGCAGTTGATTGACGAGTCCAAGAACACAACGGCAACCCCATCAGTAAGCGTAGCCTCTGCGGATGGTTTTATGACCCTCACGGGGACTTTCTCCCTCGTCAATGGTAGATACTATGGCTTGAAGGTTTTGGATGGCTCTACGCTCATTTATAGAGATAGGGTCTTCGTAACTTCACAAACCGAATACGACAAGTTCACAGTCAACCAAAATGTGTACACGGAGGAGCAATCCTACGACAATGAATTTATATTGTTATGAGCAACATCCGATTTGTAAACCTATCCTCATACACCACCCCCGTTGTCAAGGAGCAACGAGGCAAGGAATGGGTTTCCTATGGCGATAGCAACAACTATTTCCAATACCTCATTGATAGGTACAATGGTAGCGCAACAAACAACGCCATTATTAACGGCATTAGCGAACTTATCTACGGAAAAGGGTTGGATGCTACCGACTCCAATAGAAAGCCCGACCAATACGCTAAAATGAAGTCCTTGTTCGGCAAGGATTGTATGCGTAAGGTCACCTCCGACTTAAAGATGATGGGTCAATGCGCCTTCCAAGTCATCTACTCAAAAGACCATTCTAAAGTCACCGAAGTATATCATATGCCCGTTGAGTCATTACGAGCAGAGAAGTGCAACGATGAGGGTGATATTGAGGCGTACTACTACGCAAAGGATTGGGGAGCGGTAGAGAACAAGAAAGAGACTCCAATTCGGATTCCCGCTTTTGGCTTTTCCAACGAAGGGATTGAGATTCTCTACATCCGTCCCTATCGTGCGGGATTCTATTACTACTCTCCAGTAGACTATCAAGGAGGGTTGCCCTATGCGGAGCTTGAAGAGGAAGTAGCAAACTACCACCTCAACAACATCAAGAACGGAATGAGTCCTTCAATGCTCATCAACTTCAATAACGGAGTCCCAACGGAGGAAGAGCGTTACTTGATTGAGAGCCGTATCGGGGAGAAGTTCTCTGGCACTTCCAATGCGGGTAAATTCATCCTTGCTTTCAATGACAATAAGGAGATGGCTGCGGACATTACGCCCGTACAACTCTCTGATGCCTCTGACCAATACCAATTCTTGGCTGATGAGGCGATGCGTAAGTTGATGGTTGCTCACCGCGTTACTTCCCCGATGCTTTTGGGTATTAAAGACCAAAGCGGACTGGGTAACAATGCCGATGAGTTGAAGACGGCCTCTATTTTGTTTGACAATACTGTCATCCGTCCTATGCAAGAGACCATTTTGGATGGGGTGGACAAGATTCTTGCTTACAACGATATCTCTTTGAATCTATACTTTAAGACCCTACAACCATTAGAGTTCCAAGAGGGTGTGGTCGTAGACCAAGAGACGATGGAAGAAGAAACGGGAATCAAACTATCCAAACAAGAACCCAACGATGACCACCTTGATAGTATGTTCAACCTTTTGGACGAGGTCGGTGAAGTCATCAACGAGGATGAATGGGAATTGGTAGAGGAAGCACCTGTTGACTACGAAGCGGAAGCACAAATGGAGAAGTTCTTTGCCTTTGCTTCTACTGGAACGGCATTCCCCAATGCCAAATCTTCTCAAGATGGAGTAACGCCATTTGGACGGCCTTATAAAGTGCGTTACGGATATTCTCCCGAACAAGCGGGAAGCAACTCACGAGAGTTCTGCAAGAAAATGATTAGCGCAAAGAAGGTCTACCGAAAGGAAGATATTCTTTCTATGTCTGACAAGGTGGTAAATAATGTTTCTGCTAATGGAGTAGGCTTTGGCCCTAACGGAAGCCCAACCTATGACATTTGGCTCTACAAAGGAGGAGCGCGTTGCCATCATTTTTGGATGCGCAAGGTCTTTATGGCTAAAGAGGGAGCAGTAGGCGTAGATGCCAAGAACCCCAATGCCGATATTAGCGTAAACAAAGCCAAGAGAGAGGGTGCAGAGTTGGAGGTCAACGACAAGAAGGTCGCTACTCGCCCCGTAGATATGCCCAATGAAGGATTCTTAAACCCCCGTAACTAATGGCAACGGCTTTATTCATTAAACGAGAGGACATTGTGCGGCAGACCGCATTAGGTGGTAATGTGGACACGGATAAGTTTATTCAGTTCATTAAGATTGCCCAACAAATCCATATCCAAAACTATTTGGGTACAAAGCTCTACGACAAGATTTCTGCGGATATCATTGCGGGAACACTTTCGGGCAACTACTTGTCATTGGTCAACGACTATGTTCAGCCTATGCTGATTCATTTCGCTATGATGGAGTATTTACCTTTTGCCGCCTATACGATCGCCAATGGCGGTGTATTTAAACACAACTCCGAAAACTCTACGAGCGTAGAGAAGGGGGAGGTTGACTACTTGGTTGAGAAATCAAGGAAGACGGCTGAATACTATGTTCAGCGATTTGTGGACTATATGTCTTTTCATCAAAGCGATTATCCTGAATACAACACGAATGTCAACGAAGACATCTACCCCGACCGAGATGTGCAAAGATCAGGCTGGGTTCTCTAAAAAGACCTATAAGCCTAAAGAGTACAATATGAAAAAACTAGAGTTATTTCTAAAAAAGAAGCAAGATGTATAATGGCTGGGGAAGCATTTATTGGGATAGCAGCGTTGGCGATACGGCAGCGTGGGGTTTATACCTCCAACAAGTTGGCGTTGCTGACCAACCGCTTGTTGACGAGTTTACGACTAACTACATTGTTGGGGGTGAGAATTTGTGTCTTGCTCCGAACTTTGACAATTACACAAGTGAGATGGGAGCAATAAGCGGAATAACAAGCCCCTCACAAGGCTCTGCGGTATTCAACGGGACGAGTGATTATATACAATTGAATGACCAACTAATCAGCACAAGCCATACCATTGCGGCGTGGGTGAATGCTAATGATACGGCGGAAACAAAAAACATTTTTGATTCGCGTGATTCGGGAACGGATGGAGCGTCTTTATATGTTTTAAGCACGGAAAGTATAAATTACCGAATAGGCAATGGTTCATCTTACAACGCGGAATCCAGCGGGACATTCGCCAATGAATGGGTTTACGCGGTGGGTACTTACGACGGCACTACTCAAAAACTATACATCAATGGTTCACTTGATTCAAGCCAAGCCGTTTCTATTTCTTTAAGTATTGGAACAAATAGTACAATCGGAAAGGCGTCCTATACTAATAGCAATTATCAAAACGGCAACCTCGCCAATGTCGCAATATGGAACCGCGCACTTTCAAGCGATGAGATTAATTCGGTGATGTGGAAGCAATACCAAGACCTAAACACCCAAGAGATTAACGGACTACAAGCGTGGTACTCTTTGGATTCAACGGAGGTATTTGATTGGTACGGATATGCCCGTAATCAAGGGGCGGTCATTGAGGGTAGAACTTGCGTAGATAACGCACTAAACGCACTTGCACAATTATGAGTTTATTAGACCAAGCATCACTCGTACTCGTTCCCTCCGCCATCAAGACGGGGGAGGTATTAGTGCAGAAGCCATTGCCTACAAAGTTTTCGGATGAGACGGGCAACTATGACGGCAACGACCCACAAGGGAGTGCCAACCTAACCTTCACCCGCGCCTCTAATGCATCAAGGGTGAATGCGGACGGCCTCATTGAAAAGGTGCGGACGAATCTTATTCTTCAGTCAAACACCTTTGACACGACTTGGGCGGCTTTAGATTTAACGCCAACAAGCGGACAAAGCGGGTACGATGGTTCAAGTGATGCTTGGCTACTTGATAGGACTAATTCCAATGGTCGTATTTACCAAACAATTTCTTTTACTTCCGTTGGTACATTTAGTGTTTACGCTAAAGCGGGAACATTAAACTGGATTCGTTTAAGAGACAATCTTGGCGAGGGTTCTTATTTTGACTTGTCAGGTAGTGGCGCAATAGGCTCAACGAGCTCAACAATAACTCCAGCCATTCAATCAATAGGTGGCGGATGGTTTCGGTGCAGTGTTTCAGCACTTTGGAATTCTTTTAATTTTAGAATTTATCCAGCAGATGCGGACAACGACACGAGCGGCACAAGCGGAAATGTCTACATCCAAAACGCCCAACTAGAAACGGGCCTCGTAGCCACTGACTACATCCCCACTACCACCTCCGCTCGTAGCACCTTCGCTGGTATTACTGTTGATGGCACGAGTGTACCGAATGTACCCCGTTTGGATTATCTCGGCTCAAACTGCGGAAAATTGTTGCTTGAACCGCAGCGTTCCAACCTTGCCCGATACTCGGAGCAAATGACCCTTTGGACAAATGGGGCTGGAACAATGACCGCTAACCAATTAGCGTCCCCCGATGGTGCAGTAAATGCTGACAAATTTGACAATTTAGGAGACTGCTCTACTTTCGTCGCCGCTGCAAATGCCGCGCACACTTTTAGTTTATTTGTAAAACAAGGAACAAGTCCTTCGGCGTCCATTGATATGAGCGATGGTGCGACTGGTGACGTTGTAACCACATTTACATTTGCCACAAAAACTTTTAGCGGCACAACCACTGGGGGCAGCTGGACTAGTCCGAGTACCGCCTATCAAGATTACGGGAACGGGTGGTACCGCATTTCTTTGACCGCCACAAAAGGCGCAGGCTCAAATATTGGTCATAAAATCATAGCAAGCGGTAGCGGTTATACTTATGTATGGGGCGCACAAGTTGAAGCGGGAGCCTACGCCACCTCGTACATCCCCACCCTATCCACAAGCGTGAGCAGAGTTGCCGAGTCGGCTTCGAAGACGGGCATAAGCTCGCTTATCGGGCAGACGGAGGGGACTATTTACCTTGAGGCCGATATTCAGAAATACAATGAAAGTGGATTTTATATTAGTATTTCTAATGGTGCTGTGCTTGGTAGTGCTATCTATTTGTTTCAACCATCCAGCGGTACGTTGCAATTGTTAGTAAGAAATTCTGGCAACCCAGATGCCATTATAAGTATATTAAGCGCAAACTGGACTGCTGGATTTAATAAAATTGCAATTGCTTATACTTCAACAACTGCTCAAGTTTTTATTAACGGGACATCAAAAGGAACAACATCGTTCATAGCAGTTCCGACTTGTTCACAATTTACAATCGGCTCACGCCCAGATGCTACTGGAAACCTTGTAGGTAGTGGCCCATATAGCCAAGCCTTACTATTCAAGACCCGCCTCCCAAATAGTTCACTTGAAGAATTGACTACGCTATGAAATACTTGAAATACGAGTTCACGCCCACGCAATGGGAGGCTGCAAAGAAAAAGATTGAAACCACCAACGAAGAAGGCGAACCAACTTGGGACGCTACCAAAGTGGTGGCGGTGGTGGAATTAGGCCACATTTGTTTGGAGCATAACGAGGAAGGCGAGTGCATCAACGCTTCGCCAAAGTATGCCGTTGACATTTTGTGGACTGACCAACCCCTTACAACGAGCTTCGCTTCGTATGTCGTGTGGCCCGCCCCCTGTGGGATCCACGTCTTCGCTGGATGGGAGCAAGCCTATGCAACGGAGTATTGCGAGGCGAACCCTACCGCCCTCTATTGTAACCCCCCTCAACCTATTGAAGAATGAGTGTAACGATTAGCACAACGAACAAGCCGTTGAACCCACGCGCGCAAGATTTATCGCCAAAGGGTTACAACCGCGCCTCCCTCTATTCGGGCAAGGCGTTGGATTTTGACGGGGTGAATGATAGCGTGAGCGTTTCTTATACTGAAGAAATTGGAGGCATTTGGTCTTGGGTTTCAATAATTGAGTTTGATTCAGTAAGCGGGTACCAAGAATTATTTGGTGGTCAATACGGAACCACAAACGCAACAATATATTTAAAAAACACGCAGTTAGCTTTTTACACGAACCAAGATAATCTAAACACCGCCTTTGATTTTGAAACGGGCAAAAAGTATCACGTCGCTTGTTCACAAAGTGGCGATACTATCAGCGTTTTTGTAAACGGACAAGCGGCGGGTAGTGTTTCGCTTACAATTCCATTGAATAGCACAAGCGGCACTTATATTGTTGGGAAACGCCCAAATCAAGCAAACGAATATTTTAACGGGAAAATATCGGGTGTTAAACTATTCAACACCGCCCTAACCGCCGCCCAAGTATCCGACCTATATCTCAACCCCGAAAAGATTGTCCCCGATGGTGTAGCCAATAGCGCATTGAAACTTTGGCTTCCAATGATGGAAGGCGCGGGAACAACGGCCTATGATGGTTCGGGCAATGGCAATCACGGAACAATCAATGGTGCAACTTGGGTGTCTGGTATCGGTGCGCCCGTAGCGCAGACGGCATTGGTGTCGTGGAATAAGGGGACGAACTTATACCCATATAGTTCCCAACTAAACCAATGGACTGCAAGCTTTGCAACGGTAACGGCTAACTATGCAGTAAGCCCAGACGGATATACTAACGCAGACCGAGTTCAGTTCACGGCTGGCGGTTTGGTTTATATTAGTGGCTCGGGTTCGGCTGGTGAAAACACTTTGAGCGTTTACGCAAAAGCAACAAACGGAACAAGTGCGAAATTCCGATTCTTTGGAAATGGAACCACCATATTGTCAAGCGACCAAACGGCTACGGGCGAATGGCAACGCTTTACCTTCACCTACACTTACTCTGCGCAAACGGCTGGACTCACAAGACCAACCACAAACGGAGGCGTGGACGATGTGCTTTTCTACGGATTCCAGCACGAAATCGGTAGTTCTGCCACCTCCTACATCCCAACCCTATCAACCGCCCAAACCACCCCCGTATTACTCCC